GATCCCCCACGCATGAGCGCCCCTGGTTCTTGACTGCCTCCTCAGACTGTTGGTCACGCTCACCAAGGTGGGCGAGAAACTTGAGATCGTCGCCTCCCGCCACGCCGGGGTGGTTGGATACCCTTGGGGGACGACGTAGGGGATGTCGCTATCGACCAGCAACCAGTCCCCGGCCGCATTGACCTTGAGCCAGTCGCTTGCCGTATTGACAAAGAGCTTGGTCATGCCAGTGCCGGCCTGCGACCCGCCCGGATCGTCGCCCGCCGGATCATCCCGGTGATTAACCGCTCATGGGAGGCAATCGTCTGAGCAGCCGTCTGCGGATCAATCGAGGCAATGTTCATCACCACCTGGACGGGGGCGCTGTCGCCCTTGGTGGCAGGAATGATCCGACCGTCCGAGTTACTGACGAATACCTCCGGCCCCTTCTCCCCGACGACATACGCCGACCCGGCAGACACCGACCCACCCATCGCCCGATACCCCCCAAAGGGAGGCACGCGGAAGGAGTGCAGGATTTTCTGCACGACCTCCAGAGTCTCATCCGAGGACACCACCGTCCCGCTGGTCTTGGGGGTGAACGTCTCCGGGCCTTTCTTGCCGACGAGATACGTGGACGCGATGATCTTGTTGAGTACCTGCGGCACTGGCAGATTGGGGGCTTTGAAAGTAGTAACGCCAGCCGTTACGGGTTGACTCGCCCGCTCGAGCATCGGGGCGTGACTCGGGAGAATCGGACCACTGGACCGAGCGGCCTGCCGGGTATCGACGGCCAGTTTGTGCGTGGGGACGATCCGACCCGCCTGGTTGCTGACGAACAACTCCGGTCCCTCCTCGCCAACGAGGTAGGTCGTCCCGGCCTTGACGGGACCACCCGCAGCTCGCGGTCCGCCGAACGCGCCCAGAATCCCGGCAATCAGCGGCTCGCTGATGGTCTTGGTAAAGATGGTTTTCGCAATCGTCTCGGCGAGGTTCTTGAACATATCCCCGATGCTGCTCGTGGCGTCAAAGAACACATCAGTAAGGTCGCGGGCAAACCCGTTGGCGGCAATCGTCAGATCCTTCAGGAGACGGTCCGTTTGACTCTCAACCTTCTCGCCCTCCTTCGCCACGGCTTGCAGTTCCTTGGCGGCATCCTGAGCGGCCTGGTTCTTGCCTCGAGTAGCCACCTCGGGAGTAACCAGCCCCTTGCTCTGGAGTTTGTCGATCAACTCCAACTGCCGCCAATACTTCTCCAGAGGGGTCAGGGTTTCCTCGACGAGCCGCGCCGCGTCGGCCACCATGTCGTTATAGGCCGCACCGGAGACGGTGGCGTCATAAGCGGCCACTGCGGATTTGGCGTAGGTCTGCGCCAGTTGGTCGATGGCCCGTTGCGCGGTGTCGGCGTCTAACCCCTTGGACTGGAGGTCGGCGATACGCTCAAGGCCGGCGTAGTATTCCTCCTGTGGGGTGCGGGTTTTCTCAAAGACCGCCGCGATCTCTTTGGTTATTCGCTCCAGTTCCTTGGCCGCATCCTTGGCCGCTTTAATCCTCGCGCTTTCGTCAATGGCGCTCCCCGGCTTTGGGGCGCCAATGATTGCACTGGAGTCAAGGACGGGGGGCAGCGCGGGCGGTTTCTTGAGTCCCTCGAAATTCGTGATGTTGCCAAAGTCGGCACCCTTCTTAACCAAGTCGATATAGTCCAGGATGCCCAGCAAACGGGATGCCAGAGCAGCTAGCGGGCCAGCACTCAAGGCATCAAACTGACGACCCAACTGCTCCCACTTCTTTGTTGCTTCATCAATGGCCTTGACCTGATCCACACTGAGGATCTGATTGGTCTCGACCATCTTCTGCGTCAGCTTGTCGATTCCTTCCGCGCCCTCGGCAAAGAACGGGGCCAGATCGCCGGCTGATTTCCCAAAGGTCTTTAGAATCAGCGTCAGGCGTTCTGCCGGCGACTCTATCTTGCTGAGTTGCTCGGCGAATACCGCAAACCGCTTGTCGATGGGGATGTTGGCGATGGCCTTGGCATCAATGCCCAACTCGCGTAGCGTAGCCGCTGCCGCGCTGTTCGCGTCCGCAGAAGCGGATACCAGTTTGGTGTTGAACGCGAGCGCCGTCTGTAGCGATTCAAACGATGAGCCAGCGTTCTCTGCGCCGACTTTCAATACCTGCAAGGATTCGACAGAGATGCCGAGCTTTTCGCTGGCGTCCTTGAGCGAACCACTCAGCTCCGACAATTTGCCGGCGATAGAGCCAATGCCCGCAGCGACAGCCGCAAACCCAGCAAACCCCGCAAAGGTCTTAAGGCTCTTGGTTATCCCGTTGAGTTTGGAATCAACCGAACGGAAGGCAGCCGTGGTCTTATCGGTGGCCCGAAAGACCCAGTTAATTGTCCTGTCTGTCATGCCGGATTCGCCACCACGTTTGCCACCCTAGAAACTCCTCGACGGTCATCGACTCAATCTCCTCGACCGTCTTGTGCAGCATCGCCCCCAGGTCATGCATCATCAGGCGAAGCGAATCCTCCCTCAGTTTTTTTCGGCTGCGGCCTCGTCCGGGATTTCCTCATCCCCGAGTTGTGAGACGACACGCATGACCACATCCGGCCCGTAATCCCCGACCCCTTCGGCTAACAGCGACTCGATGTCGGCCTGATCGAACAGGGGCTGTCCCTCGGCATCGCGGGAACGGATGAACAAGACGCGCACAAGGCGCTTCATGGGTTCCGTTTCCTCGTTGATCCGGGACAACTGGCCGAGGGTCAGAGGAAAGACGTGAATCGTCACGCCCCACTCAGGAACCTCGACCAGCCGGAACTTACGCTCCTTGAAGGACTGGTTAATCTTTCTCGCCAGTGCCCCCATTAGGTTGCCGCAGACGGCGATACCGCGCCGTTCACGAAGTAGTTGAACGTGGACTGCACAAAGCCGTTTACCGAGGCGTTATGCCGCACACTGGTAATCAGCGCGCTGGCAATCACGTACTTGGTGTACGTCGCCGTATTCCCAGCCGGGAACAGGGTGATCTTCACGTTCGTGCCCGCAGCGCCCAGCAGCAACTGCTCCGCATCGAACGAGGAGTACACCGGACCCGCCCAGTTACAGGTAATCGTCCCGCTGGTTTCCACCGGGCCGCCCACAAAGGACTTGGCACAGGAACCCATCACCGAAGCGTCAAGCTGCTCTGAGGTGGACTCCATGCTCCAGTCGGTAATATCAGCCACAGCAGCCAAAGTCCCGGTGGTCGTTGCCACCGAGATAGCGCCTAAACATCCGCGAACAGCCATCTCCGTCTCCTTACATCAAGTGGCCGTTCCGGGTGCGCCCTCGGCGGCCCGGTAGGTCACGTTAAACACCATGTCAATCGTCCCCAGGGATTCGTCCCCGGCGTCCTCGACTTCTATCGTCTGGTCCCCGAGTTGTAGCGCCATCACGCCCGTGAAGGCGGAGGTGTACATCGCCGTCTCCACTTCCTCGGCAATCCCGTCCAGCGTGTCCTCAATCGTCGAGGCATCGCTGTCCTTCACATACCCCTGGACGTGCAGTTCAATCGTCCGGGCAATCTTCGGCGGACCCATCGCCGACGGCACGTCGTAATCCGGCCGGTCACCCCGCGCGTACACGCACAGGGCCGGCAGTTCGGCTGTCGTCAACGGCAGGTTCCGCGACTTGTAGACCCGCGTACTGGTCGTCGTCAGCCCCGTCACGCGGGAGGTCACCGCATCCCGGATGGTCTTTCGTAAGTGCGTCACGACTTCTGCAACCTCAACAGCGTCTCGCCGTAGCCGTTCGGCTGAACCTCAGCGACCACATAGGACACCGTTCGCACCGTGATCGCTCCGCCCTTCGCTACCGAGTCAGCGTCCCGGCATCTCAATACCGGGGTGCTGGAGCTGGCCCCGACGTACCCCCCGGCGTCTGACTGGTAATACTCATTACTGAATATCGCCAGAAAGGCACCGGAGGGGCCGGTGACCGATTCAGCGAAGCCAAAGGTGGCGTCGTACTTACCACCCAAGTCCTCACCGATCTGCCCAAGTAGCGTCGTCGCCACTTACGCAGGCTTGCCGAACGACGCGAGTCGGACGTACACGCTCTGAGCGCCCGCTGCGCTGGTCGTGGCCGCACCGACGTTCATCCCCAAGGGGACTGCCGTACCCGTCGCCTGCGCGTTGGTGATTGCACCGCTGGAGATCACGGCATACACCGCATCGCCAACCGCAAAAACCTTGGTTGCCGCCGCCGTGGTCGCCGTGGACAACTTGAATGTCCCCGTCAGAGCCACCGGCACCGTGTCACCCGTGACGCCGGTTTTCATGTAGACGCCGCCCTGAACACCACCCGCCGCAGGCGCATACACCGCGCCCTTTGATTTGGCAGCGCCCAATACGACGTTGAACCGCTTGCCGTTTCCGATCAATTCGCCAGCCATGTCTTAATCCTCTTGTGTGTTGGAATCAGGGGGCGTTGCCACCCCCCTTAATTCACCCAGCGCCGTTAAGCGCTTTTCTTTACGCCCCGCGCTTCTGGTAGACGCCGCGATAATCCAGTGCCGCGACACCCGCCTCAATGCGGACCTTGTACTCAACGCCGTCCACGTCCCAGCCGTTCTTCGACTCCAGGTACGGAGACTGCTGACCGTTCAGGAACGACACCTCGTAGGTATCGGTCGTGTTCTGGTCAGCGAGCAAATACCACGCCGTCGTGCCGTAAGCAGACGAGAAGGTATCGAGATAGGCGTCAGAGATGACGGTGAAAGCGTTGTAGAACTGATTCGGCGTGGTCGCCCCACCAATCGCGCCGGTTGACCCGACGGGATCTTTCTCGCTCGCCACCAGAATCTTCGCCGCACTCTCCAGCGATACCGGCGTCAGAAGGTATTTCGGCCGGATGTTGAGCGGCATGGCATTGGTCGGGTCAGCCTGACGAGACATTGCCGTCCGCCCCACCTCAAGGTTTGCCACCGTGATGCCGCCAGACGTCGCCGTCAGGTTGGCGTGGGTCGAACTGAACAACGCAGCACCAGTCTGGTTCAGCGTCGGGCCGACACCAGATGCCGCCTTGAGCGAGTCGTAAACGACCTTGTTGATGGTCAGGTCAGCAGCGCGGCCCTGATTCATCGGGATCGTGGTGAAGGCGTTGAGATCGTCGTTGATCAGTGCCTCACGGGAGATCGAGAACAGCTTGCCGTATTTGACAGCAGTGATGTACTCGGTCCGGTCTGCCGCCTTGCCGTACTTGTACTCGGCGTTTTCCACGACAACATCGAGCAGTTCCATCCCCGACAGCGCCGTCCGGTTGGCCCGCTTGAAGTCCGACAGGCTGCCGATACGGCACCACTGGCGGTAGGTCGTCGCGGCGGTTTCCCACCCCTTGAGCAGCGCCTTGTTCGACACGTTAGCCAGGATGCCGGTGAAATCTTCCGTACCCAGCCCAATGTCGCGCCGGCCACCGTTCTTCAGAACTTCGCCAAGCATCTGGTAGTCGTTCATCCCCGACACCCGCAGACCCTGACGGATTGCGATGGCCCGGGCGAGGTCCGCCAGACGGCGACCCTTGAACTCGCTGGAGGCTTCCTTGGCCTGCTCGTCAGCCGACAACAGACCGGCCCGCGCCTCGATGGAACGAGTCACGCCGTCGATCAGCTTGTCATTGGCATCAGAACCGGCCTGCACGAACGGGTCACGACCGGATACCCGGCTGTCACCGCTCTGCACATCCGCCTTGCGACTCACCGACACGCTCTGCTCGGTGATTTGACCGTTGATAAACTCAAAGGCCAGCTTCCGCGCACCTTCAACCGAGATGCCCTCGTTGATGCACTCGTCCCGCAGGTCGTCGGACTCGTCCCCACGAAACCGCTCATTCAGGCCCGCGAACAGTTCCTGAATCTCGGTGATCCGCTCACGCTCGGCCTTGATTGCAGTCCGGGCGCCACGCTCGGCGGCCTGCTTCTGCTTGCCTCGCAGTTGTGTGACGGTGGAGCTACCAGCCGTCTCGCTTCCGGTCTTGCCGGTATCTTCATCGTCCATCTGAGTCTCCTTGCTTTGTTTGCCGGAATCCCGGCTCCTGCCAATGCCGACCGTGTGATCGGCTGGAACGGTTACAACAGACGCCTCCATTGGCGTCCATCGGGTCACGGTCACGGTGTCGTGCCCGCGTTTATCTTCGTCAATCTCGTACTCGTCGATGGAGTACCGGATTGAAATGTCTCCCATGAGGTCGGCGTCCACTTCCTCGCGGACCTCCTGCGCCTTGGCCCGCTTGCCCCAGACCAGTTCGCCCCGCAGTTTCCCGCCTTCGATGCGGACGTTGCGGACCTTGCCCAAGGATTCGTTGATGTCATGGTTGAACAACAGGGGGAGGCCACGCGAAGCGCGGGACATATCCACCGAGTCCTCGTCGTGGCGGAGAATCTCCGTACCGAACGACCTCTCCACCGGGAGTTCACTGGACAGGGACGCGGAGTAGACCCGCTTCTCGCCGTCCTGGGAGAGTTCCAGGGTGAAGGTGCGTTCTTGGGTGCCTTTGATCTTGTCCATGTCTGCCTCTAGACGATGTAAGTGAGGGTGGCCGTCAGGGCATCGCCGCTCGCCCAAGTGAAGGGGACAGCGACCTCTATCGGCCCAGAGGTATTGTCCGCATAGACCAC